CAATTAACGAGGATGAATTTGTCTCGAGACCATAAAGGCGGTAATGATTATGATTCTACGACAATACTTACAGGACAAACGAGAAGAAGAACGCGAGAAGGCGAGAGAATCGGCCCGCAAAACTCACAAGTGTCATGGGTGCGTGTGGGGGACATGGGCCGGAAATAAATACGTCTGTCCGTTTGGGCGGTGCGTGAAACCGAAACCATCGCACGACGAAAATTAGTTTCGAAACAACACAATCCAGAAGGGGGCGGCGGGTGAATGTAGATGGCTGAAAAACACATCCAAGCACAAAAAGATTACGTCAAAGGAATGAAATACAAAGACCTTGCCGAAAAATACGGGGTGTCAGTGAACACCATCAAATCGTGGAAACAGCGGCACGGTTGGAAAAGAAAAAAAGGTGCACCCATTGAAAAAGGTGTGCACACAAAAAAACCGGGTGCGCCAAAGGGAAATATAAACGCACTCGGGAACAACGGCGGGGCACCAAAGGGAAACCAAAACGCGAAGATTCACGGATTTTATTCTAAGTTTCTCCCGGAGGAAACGCTTGAAATCATGGAAGAGATTCAGGAACGTTCGCCTGCTGATATGATATGGGATCAAATTCAAATACAATACGCGGCCATTATACGGGCGCAACGCATCATGTTTGTGCAGGATAAGGACGATATGGCAAAAGAGCTGAAGAAAACGAAAGAATCGGATTTATCTTCCGAAGAGGAGTTTGAAATACAATTCGCATGGGATCGTCACGCAACCTTCCTGAACGCTCAATCACGGGCTATGGGCGAGCTTAGGAGCTTGATAAAGCAATTTGACGCACTGGCCCATGAAGAGGACGAGAGACGGCTTAAACTTGATCAAATGCGCTTGAACATCGATAAGACGAAAGCCGAAATCGAGCGACTGAACGACGATGAAAACGACTCAACATTTGAAATTATCATCAAGGATAAAGGTGAAAGATGATGGAAAAAGAAGTGAATCCCCGTTTTAGGGACTTTCTTTTTGATTGGTCGCAGAAGTTTTATTTTCTCGTTGGCGGTTACGGATCATCCAAGAGCTATCATGTTGCTCTCAAGCTGATTTTGAAGATGCTACAGGAAAAGCGGACAGCCTTAGTCGTCCGTGAGGTCTACGACACCCACAGGGATTCGACCTTTTCCCTGCTCGAAGAAATCATTACCGACTTAGGGCTTGACCATAAAATCCGGTGTGTCAGCTCACCAATGCAAATACGATTCCCAAACGGCAGCAAGATCATTTTTAAAGGGATGGACAAGCCGGCAAAACTAAAATCGATCAATAATGTATCAATTGTATGGGTTGAAGAGTGTTCAGAAGTGAAATATGACGGATTTAAGGAGCTGCTGGGGCGCTTGCGACATCCGACTTTAAAATTACACATGATTCTGTCCACGAACCCTGTCAGCAAAGGGAACTGGTCGTATAAGCACTTTTTTAAGGATGAAGCCAATCAGTTTTTTGTCCTTGACGACGACGAGCTTTACAAAAAGAAAACGATCATAAAAAACAACACCTATTATCATCACTCAACGGCTGATGATAATTTATTTTTGCCTGAAAGCTACATCGAGCAGCTGGAAGACCTAAAAAGCCACGATCCAGACCTTTACCGCATTGCCCGGAAAGGTCGTTTTGGCGTTAACGGAAAGCTTGTCCTGCCGCAGTTCGAAGTGATGGAGCACGAAAAGGTTATGAATGCGATCAGAGCAATCGACAGGCCGATCTTAAAAAACGGTATGGACTTTGGTTTCGTTGATTCATATAACGCCTTGGTTCGCATGGCGATCGACCACAATCAAAAGATTCTATATATCTACTGGCAGTATTACAAAAACGATACGACAGACGACAAAACAGCGGAAGACCTGAAAGACCTTAAACGCGTTCTGATCAAAGCTGATAGCGCGGAGCCTAAGACAATTCGATTCTTCCGGCAACAGGGGTTCCGTATGAAGGCCGCAAAGAAATTCCAAGGCTCACGACTGCAATACACCAAGAAGGTGAAGCGGTTCAAAAAGATTATCTGCTCCGATCAATGCCCTGACGTTATTAGGGAGCTGAAAGATTTGACTTTCGCAGTGGATAAAGACGGAAACGTCATTGAAGACGAATTCAACATCGATCCACATACTTTCTCGGCCATCTGGTACGGCTTAGATGATTATGAGGTATCAAGTCTCAAGGGGCACGGGGTAACAAGGAGGTTTAGAGATTGATAAAATTCTTAGATCAAATTAGAACAAAGGGCATATCGGGGGAATTGATTTCTCAGATTATCGAAGAGCATAAAGATGACCATGACCGCATGAAGAAATTGTACGACCGATACAAGGCGGAACCTGCCGGCGTGCCAATTCTTCAACGTAAAGCCGTGGATTATGAAGACTTTGAGACAGGTCGCATCAAGCGGATTGATCATAAGGTAAACAACAAGCTGAATAACTCTTTCGACTCGGAAATTGTAGATACCAAAGTCGGCTATCTTTTCGGCCATCCAATCGCTTATGAGGTGGATGACAAATCAAAGTCCGGGAATGTTTCAGCGATCAAACAGTTGATTGAGGATTTCACTTTGAGAAATCACGTTCCTGACGAGGACAGCGAATGGGGGAAGATGGCTGCAATTTGCGGTTATGGCGCCCGCCTTGCTTACGTGGATAAGGAAGGGAAAGAGCGCATTAAAAACATCGACCCTTGGGAAGTCGTTTTCATAACCGATGGCAATATTCACGAACCGGAATACGCATTGCGCTATTACGAGACTTGCGACGGACAGCTAAAAGCCGAATTTTACGATTCTACCGATATTCACTATTACAGCACGAAGGACAGCGCAGTGTTTGAAGAAGACCGCATACAACCGCACATGTTCAAAGGCTGCCCTCTATTCGGATTAGCCAACAATAAAGAGTTAAAAGGCGATGCTGAAAAGGTATTGTCTCTTATTGATGCCTATGACCGGACAATCTCGGACGCCAGCAACGAGATCGAGCAGTACCGGCTTGCGTATCTTGTCTTGAAAGGACTAGGGGCAGATGATGAAACCTTAGAAAAGTTGAAAGAAACCGGGGTTCTACAGCTGCTAGAAGAGAATGACGAGGTCAGTTATCTCACGAAGGACATTAACGACGCCATTATCGAGAACCATTTAAACAGGCTGGAAAAAGATATTCTCCGTTTCGCTAAATCTGTGAATTTTACAGACGAATCATTCGCCGGCAATGTTTCAGGCGTGGCTATGAAATTTAAACTGATGGCACTTGAGAATAAAAGTATCACGATGGAACGAAAAATGACAGCAGCCCTCCGATATCAATTTAAAATCCTTTTTTCTGCATGGGGGACAAAAGGGAAAGCGAGCGAAGACGACTATTTAAAGGTTTGGTTCGGCTTCACGCGTAATCTTCCGGTAAACCTTCTTGAAGAATCTCAAATCGCCGGGGGTCTTAAAGGTCTGGTCAGTGAAGAAACGCGGCTTTCATTGCTGTCATTTGTGGATGATGTTCAGTATGAGATTGACAAGATGAAAGAAGAACAGGACGAATATACGCGGCATTTAAGCCCGTTAGATGACAGCGAAGATAAGGCGCCGCAGGACGGTGAGCCAGACGATGAAGAATCAGAATGAAATAGATAAATACCTTGACGAAATGATCGAAAAGGCTGAAAGAAAGATCGATCAACTGTTTGCCAGACGTATGAAAGAGATCAAAAACCAAATCGCCGCAATGTATGACAAGTACAGCAAAGACGGCGAGCTTTCATACACCGAATTGAATAAGTACAACCGTTTCAGAAAAGAAATGGAGCGCATGGCGGCCGAGATTCACAAGGATTATCGAGAGCTTTTGAAAATGATCAATGACTTAATGGAAAAACAATACGTTGAGAATTACCTGAGATCAGCCTATCTTTACGAGTTTGAAGCACAAGTAAAGATGGGCTTTACTATTCCTACGGTCGCAGTTATTGCCGCGGCGTTGGCGAACCCAATCGAAAAGTTACAACTGCCGAATGTTCTTGAAGCGGCTCGTGATGAAATCATAAACAATATCAGTATTGAAGTTGCTCAAAGCCTTCTGGCTGGTGAAAGCTACACCAAAATGGCAAAGCGTATTGAAAATCGCGTCAATTTTAGCCGTGCAAAAGCCCGCAGAGTGGCTCGGACGGAAGCTCATAGGGTTCAAATAGCAGGGAGGCTTAAAAGCGCTGAGAAGGCCGCAGAAAAGGCTGATATGAAAAAATTGTGGGACAGTACGCTGGATACAAGAACAAGAATTGCGCACCGGAAGCTCGACGGGAAGGTCGTGCCCTTCAACGGCGTGTTTAAATCGATATACGGAGGCGTCGGGAAGGCTCCCGGACACATGCACAACCCGAAAGACGACATAAATTGCCGTTGTTCGATCATTTTCCTTGTGAACGGCCAGAAACCAGAGAGAAGGATATCCAGAATCAACGGCAAAAACGTCGTCATTCCATACATGACCTATGAAGAGTGGAAAAAACAACTTGAAAAGGCGGGGTGAACATGGAATATTTACAATTTTTCGTTCCCTTTATTTCGTTTTTTATTTTTATCTATTGTCTGGGTTTTTTCAAGGGAATAGAACACGCTGAAAAAAAGGAAGAAGAAAGAGAGCAATTCCGACAATTTTTAAAGGGGGATTAATCCTGTGCCAAAACTAACTGTTATATTGGGCGGAGAAGTCATTTGCAGACATAACGGCATGGTTCATGTTGCTGTTACGTTTGATGGGTCATTATCGAGCATTTTTGTTGTGAGTGAAGCGGATTATGAAAGGGTGTTCCCGAATGGCTAAATTAGAGATTAAATTGACGGAAGAAGCGCGGAAAAGGAAAGAAGAGAATCCCCTGTCAAGTGTCGGGCTGAAATTTTCCGATTATGATGTTTTAATAGACGGCCACGAGCCAACG